CCCTTTCCCAACCTTCGTCAGATGCCATTGCATGAGTTTTCTCCTTGATGTTGCTCAAGATAAAGCGCCGCCCTCAATGCAATATTTGAATTGTGCCTAAAATAGCCAATGGCACGATTACAACAAGAACAGAGAAGACCTCTAATTTCACCGGTATCATGACAATGATCAACGGCCAAATTTCGAAGCAGGCCAGTGCGATTGTCCACAGCTTTTTCTGGCTGTTCACAAATTACACAAACCCCATCTTGAGCTTCCAACATCTCTTCATATTTTTCTAAAGTGATGCCGTATTTACCTTTCAGCGTACTGTTCCTGTATAGATCAGGATTTCGTTTTTTATATTGCCGGTCATATTTTCGGGCCGTGTCAAGATTATTGATACGCCATTTTTTCATTATTCTGGTGTTACATGGCCTGCATTTCTGCCTGGATACATGAGACGGGGCAAAAGCTGAGACAGGTTTTATTTCCTGGCAATGCGAGCATTCTATCATGCTCATGTCATTCACCTCTCCTGAACAACAAGAACGTAATCCACATCCGCCGTCTCGGCCCCGGCGGCACCGTTGATGTAGCCGAAGCCAACCCCCATCTCGGCGGCCGGTACGGTAATCCCGGTCATGATATCGACCCTGGCATCGTTGGCGAACAACTCGATGGTGGTTGCGCCGTCGTAATAGGCGGCCAAGGTGACGAAGGCGTCGTCGGTCATGGTCACCAGCGTTGCGCTGTCGGTGTCGGCGGTGTTGTTGTCGTTGTTGAAATGAACGGTAGCGGAGCCATCAACGCTCTCGAACAGGAACCGCATGGTCGCGGCCTGAGGCGTGGCGGAGGTCGAATGAAGCCCAACCACCCAATCGCTCTCGATGGCATCGCCAACCTGTATCCGGGTCTTCAGCCACGTCTTCCGGCCACTGGCCAAAAGAAACGTCTCGTTGAGAGTTTCAACCCAAACCCCTTCGTTCTCGGCGACATCGGTGGTGATCCTGGAAATGCCGTCCCCTGCGTCCGGGAAGGTTAAGGTGGAGGTGCCAACCAGCGTGATTGACCACTCGGTTGCAAGCTGCGGGTGAACAAAGTCATCCCAGAAAATATAGTATTTGGTGGGGTCCAGGCGACCCAGTTCATAAAGCGGGTTGCCGGGAATAACGTCAGAGACGCCAGCGGTGAAATGCGTAGGCATCGAACAATCTCCTCTTGGCGATCACGGGAATATCCCGCATTCGTGCCATATGGTACGGCCAAAGTAAGGTGGGCGGGGGAGGTGGCCGATCTGAACCTCACCCCGCCCGGAGGGGCTGGGGAGCCCGCTCGTCTATGCTCTCATCCGCTGCATATTCTGCCTCGCGGTGAGAACCCGTAAGTTCCAAGGTACGTGAAGGCCGCGAACGCCCTTGCCGGTCAGGGGCACGATATGATCAACGTGATGATCGGTGCCGGTGTTTTCGGTCAAAAACTTGGCCTCTACGTAAATCATGTTCATCTCCGCCCATTGCTCAGGTGTCAGCCACTTGGGGGTGGCCTCCTGGAGCCGCCGATGTCGCATCCTGCCGTGATGGACCACCTGGGCGGGGTTGTTGAGTTTCCATTTCTTCTTGTACTCGTTGGTCTTCTCGCGGGGCTGGGCCTTGGCGCGGTCGAGGTAGGCCTGCTTGTTGGCGAGGTAGTGTTGGTGGAGATAAAGCTTCCTAGTTTCCTTGGTATAAATCCTAGAAGCGTTCCCCTCCAATGGATCGCCATGTCGCCGCCAACGAAAATAATGGGGCCGACAGAAGCCACGCTGAAACTTTTTCTCGTCACATCCATCGGCTTCGCAAATGCCCTCATATTTAGCCTTGGGGTCATACGCCGGATCACCATGAAATTTCCAACGCTGGTAATGAGTAGAGCACCAACCCCTGCTCATCACCTTCTTGGCACAACCATCGATTAGGCAAATCTTCATCATAAAATCCATAAAACGGGGGGAGGGCGAACCCTCCCGCCCGAAATCGAATACTTAGCTCGAACCGGGTGAGCCAAATACTCCCAAGTAGTCAGAGGCCCCGAAAGAGTAACGTTCGCGGGCCTTATAGCGAACATTCCCGGTATCGAAGTCGCCATCCATTGAAGTACTTAACGCTACTCTGTTAAAGTACTTCAGACCATTTGGCACGTCCGTTTTCAGGAACCAAGCATTGGTATCGGTCAAGTAATGGTTAATCGAATACCCATCCCTGACCGTGCTGTTGTAGACAATCGCGTTGATGTCGTTATCCGCAACGCCCGTCTTGTACTGAGAGTGCAAGATGCGCGTGGCCACGAACTGGAGGTCCGTGGGGATAATCAACTTCGTCGGGATCGCCGCAATCAGCAGGCCCCGCTCGTCGGTCCAGTTCGAGATTTGAATGGCCGCGTCCTCGATGGACGTTTCGTTCAAATCCGTCGCCGTCGCCGGGCGGTTGGAGAGGTTGGCCCCCGTCACGATGGTATGTGACGTGGAGAATAACGGATCACCGTCGCCGGAGAGATAACCGGTGGTGGCGGTAAACCCGGTATTGAATGGCACCATGCCCTTAACCTCTTTGGTGTAGGCCATGGCCCGCGCTAGGCCAACCGTGTAACGACGGGATAGACTGTCGTACAGGTTGTCCTCCATGGCTTCCTCGGTGATCGAGAAACCCATGGCGATCGTCTCGTGATCGTAACGCTGGGTGAAGGCTTCCTGCGCCGTGTCGTAGACGATGGGAGAGCCTTCGTCTTTTACGGGCGCGGCCCCGAAGCCGGAGAGCTTGGTCTCCTCTTCGAAACTACGTTCCGATCCTTCCTCGTCGTAGCACTCGGCGTGTTCGTTCTCGTACTTGTCGTATTCGAGGCCGAACAAGGCGTTGAGGCCAGGAAGGAGTTCTTTGAGCAGTTGGGCTCTTGATACACTAGCCATCTGTCATCTCCTTCCTAGATGCCGGTCGCGCCTTCGTAGAGGTGGATGCCGAAGTTCCACTTGACCAAACAGTCAGTGAAAGCATCCCCGACCGAACTGTCCGGTCCATCTACGAAGCCAACGATACGAAAAGGCAGGGTTGCGGTGGGAGCGATCGTCGATTGGGTGATCGCCAAAATCGATTTGCCGATGTTGTTGTTGCCCTCCGCGTAGGTGATAACTGCGGCGTTCTCACCGAGTTCCGCCTGGGTAACAGCCCCGTCTGCCTGAACCTGAAAAACCATATCAGGGTCATCACAAACATAGGCAAAGCCATCGGACGCCACGGTTCCGCCCAACCACATTTGGTTGTGGACCTTGTAGTTGAGGGAGCTATCCGTGTAGGTACACCCCATGAAAATACCAATCGGGTCCACCGACGTGGTGGCCCGTTCACCCTCGATGGTGCCCCCGGCAACAATCGTCACCGGGTCGCCATAGAAGATGCTATTGGCCTCGTTGGTGGTGATCGCGATCTGCCGGAATGACCCGGAATAGACCTGACCGCCAATCAAGTTCACGGGGAGAAAACCATATGGTGCAGCTACAGCAGCCATGGTTTATCTCCTTTCAGGAGCTAAGCTAAGCCCTCCTAGTCCGTGTCGGAACGCGGAGGACGACCACCGCCAAAGGTCACCGTGGTGCTTTCCCTCACCTGCCGGGAAATATCTCCCGACCGCAAGGGCATCCTCGGGTCACTCTGACGCATGAAGTGCCGGTCCACGCTTTCCTGCTGTGCCGTCGCCTTTTTCTTGAAATAGTCGTCCCGCTTCTGCATATTCGCCTCAAGGGTCTTACACAGAATGAGACCACCAACCTCAATATTCCCTTCGAAAGTGGAACCCCGATCGGACGTGATCATCAATTCAGGATGATCCTCGGCCTGCACGGGTTCCCACCCCTCACGGAAACGCATGGACACGTTTCGGTTATCGGCGTCCCCGAAGATCGAGGACCTGATCCACCGAAATACATATCCATCCTGGGGCTCAGGGTCAGGAAGGTTTGACGGGGGGCGATAGGTGTCACCCATTCGCTCCTCGTGTTCGCGGACTTCGTGATCGCGGGCCGTGGGCCCGGTGCGCTCAGCCATCTTGGAGTTGCTCCTTCGCAACTTGCTTGGCGTATATCTCTAATGGAACCCCCAGCCGCTTAGCGATTGCGACTGCGGAAGGCGTTAACTGCACTTTGCGCGAGGTTTTTGCCCCTCGCGAAGGGCCGCCAACCGGCGGCGGAGATTTCCGGGAAGTCGCAGTGGGTGGAGTTTCCTCACCCTTACGCCTTTGGTCCTTCCCGAAAAATGAGGGAAATGCGGTTTGCATCGCCCCATCGATCGTTTTGTAATATTTCTCGTCATAACGAGGATCGAGACCCTCGCTAATCAACTTCTGGTGAAGCCCTAATGCGTATCCGGTCATGTCCTCATGGCCGGGCGTCTGGAACCATCGGTTCTCGCGCAACCAGCCCGTGGCCTTTTGGTCCGGGACGCCAACACTAGGCTGTTGCTGCACAGGGGCCGTTTCCTGAGCCACCTGAGCCTGCGGCGCGGCCTGCAATGCCGCGATTTTTTCTGCCTGAATTCGGCTGATGCTGGTCTGGGCCTCGACAATCTTATCGGTATCCCCAGCGTCATAGGCGGTCCTGAATTCGTTCTGGGCCGCCTCAAGCTCGGCATCGGCACGGGCATCGAATTGCTTATAAACGGCAGAGTTGCTGTCATTGAGGGAACTGCGGAGGGTTTGGTTGTCCTTGTTTACCTGCTCGGCATAACGAAGGGCTTCCTCAGCCTGCTTGGAGGCCGTGTCCTTGGCCCGGCGCTCCTCGTGGAATTCATATTTTAACTGCTTGATGCGCTGTTGGACCTTATCGGAATAGCCCTCCACCTCTTTCTTGAGTTCCGGGCTATCCGGGTCGATGCGCTCGCTGGCGGGGCGGGGAGGATCACGCTGATCCTCCGGAGGGGTATCATCTATAAGCTCAATCTCGATGTCATCCTCAGCCCCGGTCTTCTGGACTTCTTTCGGATCGGGTATGGGCTTGCCGTCCACTTCAAAAAGCTCGTCTTGCGCTTGTTCGGCCATCACATCCTCTCGTAACCACGGGGGTCCTCGACCGTCGCGAGAACCTGATCGTCGTTGATGATGCGGAATTCCTTGCCGTGGATTTTAAGGCGGGTGCCCTTGAAGGCCCCCAGAAGGATCAACTCCCCTTCAGTACACCACGGCCCAAGGGGAAATCTCTCTTTATCCCGGTAACAGAGGGAGCCCATCTTAATGACATAACCGACGACGCTGGATGATCTCTCGATGTCCTTAACGCTGTCGGGCTTGATGATGCCCCCCTTAGTCTCGTCTTCGGGCTCCGGCATGGCAACAAGGATTTTGAAGCCCTTGGGATCAGGGAGCGTCGTAGGCTCGGGCCTAATCTTTTCGACTTTCGCCGTCATTCACCTCTGTCCTCGTCCTCTATAACAGCCTGTTCTTGGTCCTCAATGAAACCCATCATCTGGCTATAGGCATATATCCTGCCGACCAGTTCCTTGTATTCACTGAAATCCTTACATTTGTTTTCGGCCATATGCCTAGATACGGCGTCGATGCGCTCCTGGCACTCAAGATGCAGTGCCGCTGAAATATTATCGGCCAATGTTCAACTCCTCAAGTCTTTTTTTCACTTTTGTTCTCGTTAGGTTTACTTTCTGTTCTCCTACCCACCAGATTAAGCAGGGCCTGGACGACGCCAACGGCGGCCTTAACGTCTTCCGCCTTCTCCTTGGAGGACAGTTCCTTGCCCTCCATCGCGTCATCTTGATGGGCCTTCATGATCTCGACGCCCAACTCAGCCCCGGCGATTTTCTCACCAGACGCGAGCTTCTTCTCTTCGGTCTGGGCGCGAAGCTGATCGGCCTGAGCCTTACGCTTGACCTCATCCGCCTTGGTCTGAGCATCCTGCTTCTGGATTTGGATAACCGGGTCTTCTTGCTGCTCGGCGATACGCTTGGCCTTGGCCTCGGCTTGATCCTT